AAGTTACATCAGCAACTGAATGTCCTTTGAACGAATCTACAATAATACCATTTTTAAATCTTGGTAAGTTTGTGGTATCAAGAATAGTCAAATCTTGTTTGTTTACGGCATCTTGTTCCAACAATGATAATGATGTGTAGTATTCAAGATTATCAACACGCTTTTCAATGTTACCAATGTCTCGCATAGTATAACGGCGATTATTAATATATTGAACTTGAATGTCGCCAGTATTTGCAACATACGCCGGACTGCGAAGAATGTATAAATTCATCGAATCATCTTTATCTTTTGGGGGAGAAGGATTCAATGAAGATTGGCCTTTAACTACTTCAAAAGTTCTATTTTTATTCAAAATTACTTTGTCAATACGAGGTAGATAATAGGAGAAATCTAAAATGATATCTGAACCATTTTCTGGTATCTTAGGACCAAAAGTTGTAGGGTCAACATCAAATGTTTTAGTTACAGTACCAGAATCTAATGCGTTGGTTGCATTTTTACGAACAGGTCTAAAATCTAAACAATCTCTTAAAGGATATTCGGTATTTGTAATTGGTGATTCATATGTTGGAATAGTTGCATAGTCTGGATAAGAATCTACTGTAAAGAATCCCGAACCAGATGATGTATAAAGGTTATATCGAACAACTAAAGGCCCAACAGGTGGTGCAAAACCAGGCTTTAATTTAATTGAGGCATGGTCATAATAAGAATCTCTTTGACCAATATCTAAAGTGTATTTGTAAGTAATGTCAGAACCACCAGTATTAGAAACTGCGGCACCATTATAATCTAAAACTTGAATTAAATCAACAACATCAGAAACATATAATGTTTGTGCGGTATCTGGTGTTTTAATAATGTTATTTGCTTGAATTGTTGTTTGACCAGAAGATGCATAAACAATTGCACCACTTGTGTTTACAACTTCACCACCAGTATTTTGAATTATAGATGAAGCAGTAACAAATGTTTTTGATTTTGCTGGACTACCTGATGCTTTTGTAAATGACAATGTTGCAATAATATTTGCAACCATGTTATTCGCATTGGTAATTGTTAACTTTTTGGTCGTTGTGTTTACATCAGTAATTTTATCAGCAGGAACAGTTGAACCTACTGGATACGGAGAAGAGCCTGCACTTGTTACAATTACTTGATAATTTTCTGCAATTGAACTTGAACTTGTTGCAGAAGCTAATGTTTCACCTGAATAAGTTGTAAGCGCAGGAGAATCAGCGGCACCAAATGATTGTGCGGAATAAAGTCGTCTGAGAGAATAAACAAAATCTGCAATTGTATTTTGAGTAATATACTCTTGGCCAAGTTTAAAAATAACTGGTTCAAAACTTGCATCGGTCAAGAAAGTATCATCATATGTTGAGGCTAAATCTTTAGAACGAGAATCAATATCACCAGAATTTATTTTTGTTGTGCTGTTAAATGACGCAATACTTTTAACATCATTAAATTCAAAGTCAATTGAAAATTGTGATAAATTATTAGGTGTCGTAATAAAATTTTCTGCAAGAGTTACCGTTTGTGTTGTACCATTAAATGCAGTAATTAATTTTGGTGATTCACTAGAACCTAAACCAGAAGTAATACGAAGTTTTGCACCTGCATATGCATCAGTAACAGTAGTGAATACTCTACCTGCAACAGTATTTGCAAGTTGAACAGTATTTACTGTTGCGGCATTTGCAGTACCTGTAATAGAACCCACACTTACATCGAATAAAAATGTTTTGTAAGTATAAGTTTGTGAATTAGATGTATTTGATGCCGAATCAAATGCAACAGATTTTACTCTTGCTGTACCAATTTTAGTATTAGTAATTGAACCAGTAGAAGTTACATTGATATTTGCATTTGAAACGCAATGTAAATCAACTGTGCTTAGATTGTCAATTGGCCAACTTCCATAATGATTGGTTGTATAAACAAAATTACCATAATCTGCGGTAACAAATTTGTTTTGAACATTGTCTGTTTCTCTTGGTTTTTCAATAACAACTGTTGACGGAGAAATAGTTTCATATTCATAACCAAACACATATGCTTTACCTGGTGACAAAATAACATCCATGTTTGCAGTATTAGATGCACTTGTGTCTAAAGCAAGATTAAATTGCTTTACAGTATAGTTGCCCGATTCATCGTAAGTTCTTCGAGCCAAAGTATCTTCAAGAACAGAATAAATTGGAAAAATATAATTTCTTGTTAGAGAACCTTCTTCAACACGGGACAATTCAATAAATTGTGTGGTGTCAGTAGAAGAAAGTGAGCGTGAAGATAAGATTAAATCAATTTTAAATCGGTCTGAACCTGGTGCTTGATAGTTAGACGCATCTTGTGCTGGGTCTAATAATGATGTGTCCGCTGAAGAAGTAATAATAGATTCTGTTATTTCAAAACCAATTCTTGCATTTGCGGTATTATTATTGTATTTTGATGTTGCTATAGTTTGTGAATCATTCTTAATAAAGAAACCATCATAGAAAAAAACACCTTCAGTTACAGAAAATGTCTGACCTGTTCCTACACCAGTTGTGTTTGCAAAGACAGGTGAAATTTCGTTTGTTTTAATGATTTCATCAGATGTAAAAGCGCCACCATAAACTTGCTTAACCATCAATGTGATTGGATCCCCACCTTCAATAGCTTCATATACCTTAATTACTTCGGCACGCTTTGATTCATCATTAGAAAGAATAGTTGTTCCGATAAAATTGTTTGCAACAATTTCAGTTGAAGCATAAGTTGGACTTAAATTGATGTATGTCGCATCTTGTAAGAATGTTTGGCCTCCAGTAACAACAGAACCATTTTTGAAAACATGGTTTCCAAATCTTTCTGATTGTTTTTGAAGAATAGTTTGAAGTTGTGTTAATTCTCTAGCTTGAACCGCATAGCCAGGCTTAAACAACATTCTGAGGAATTTTTTATCCTCATCATAATCATCGTAATATGGGTTTACATTAAAATTAGTTTCAAGAGCCATGAACTATTTTTTCCTTTAAAATCTTACAACAAACTTGAGATTTTCAGCTTGTCCGTCTGTTCTTTCTGTTTTTACTATATTCTCTACATGCATTACATCACCAGTATAAGGTTGGAACTCTGGATTCTTTTGCGAAATAACTCGTCTGCCTGATGGATTTGTGTTTGCTCCAATCAATGGTGCACCTACTTGAACAGAACCTCTAACTTTAGTAAGTCTAACAACATTTGATGTGTAATCATTTATATAGCCACTAAAACTTGTTGAGTTTGTTGATGCACCTTGATAAACAAACTCATTTAAATTATAAGCCGTACCTGCAACAATTGTCAAATCAGTTGTTTGCGAGATAACGCTATTTGCCACAGCAGTATTTGCTTGGATTGTTGCTCCATATTTATATGGGTCTCTTAGCAGACCATACTGACGGAAGGTTGTATTTGCAGAAATTAAACCACCTTCAGTAGAATCAATTTCACCAATTCTCATGGCAACCATAACATTTGATGCACCTAACTGTTTTGCAGAGTTGAATCCGTGGCCAAATTTTGGTGGTAACACTGCTCTTGCTGTTGCGCCAGTTCCTGTTCCAAAAATACGAACATTCGTATAAGTGTAATTTCTACCTCTTGTGGTAACTGTTATTTTTTGAATTGAATTTCCACTTAGTCTAGGTTGTGTCAGTACCGTAGTTCCATCACCTTCAACATAAACTCTTGTTGTTAAAGCAAGTGCATTTGCAGTATTTGAACCACCACCATTTGCAGTCGCACCTGTTGAAAGGGTAATTTTTAAATTAACAGGATCAACAGAATCGACATAGTAAGAACCGCCAAGGCCTGTTCCTGCAATCGTCATATTTGCAGTATTTTTTAAAGCTGCTGATAAATTAGGAGAGACGGTATCATCGGTACTTAAAACTGTTAGAATTGTGCAACCTGTCTGAAATGCAGATACAATAACATTACTGTGAATATATCCTGTACCACCATTTGTAATTACAATTTTTGATAATTCACCATCAACTGCAATATTGGCAGATGTAGAATAATCTAATTTTGAAGTAGATGTTGGTGCAGGAATCCAATTCGTTGTTAAAAAACGATTGGATGGTCTTACATTGTAAAGATACTTCCAAAGATAACCATCTGAAGTTTCGATAACTCCATTGGCAGCTAAATTTTGACCTGATGGTTCTACGGTAGAATTTGACGAAACATTATTGCACAAGCAAAGATAAACATTTTTATCTGTGTTCACCACATACATTGGTTTTAAATTTTGAGTTGTATTTGATGACAATAAATCAGATAATGTGATTGTATCATCATACTGACGATATTTTGTGTTACCTGTCCAATCAATTTTTGGAACAACTAATTCAACATCATTGCCAGTAACTCTTTTTCCGGCATACATGTTATCCCAAACACTCTTTTCATCTTTAACCGAATCTATAATAGAATCGGGACTATCTTCGTTTGTCCAAGGAATATGATTGCCTATAAACACATAACCAAGTGTAGCTGGTTCTGGTTCATAGAATGATTCTTTAAATTGTTCTGCGTTATTAAACGCAAGTTTTTCGGATGTGTAAGAGGTCGCCATATCTTTTATTTATTTTGATTACCAAGCGTCAGTCGAGGCAATTCTACTCCAAATGTTTGTCGAACCGTTGTGGTTAGCGGTACAATAATAGAAGTAATTGTTTGCAAGATACACCATACCTTTTGTATCACCACCAGCACCTTTGTTATTTGCAGGTGCAGAAGAAACAATAATCAATGAATTAGCAGAAACATAAGCGGTATTTTGAATTGTGCTATCTGGGAATGTTAATGTACCATCTTCACCAAATGTCCATTGTTTTGATGTTCCTCCAGTATTGGCCCTAATGAGTATATTTGTATGAGCGTATAAATCAGCAGACACCGCTCCCATAAACAATGCAGTAGAATCATCACTAGTAGTTGTTAGATATGCGGAGTTGGCTCCGTAAGTATTAAAATCTAGTTTAGAGTTTCCTAATCCATTAATAATAGTGCGAGTGTTTGCGTTATTTGCAGTATTAAACGCATCTTGTGCTAATACATTAGCCGCATTGGCTTTAGTAAATGCTGAATCAACTTTAATATTGATTGTATTTGCCCATGCATATGCGGAATCTGCAATAATATTTGCAGAGTTGGCTTTTGCAAAAGCACCAGAAGCGTCTGCACCGGCAGTGTTCGCTTTATCAAAGGCCGCATTAGCAAAGTTATCGTAATTTAATGCAATAGCTGCGGTTGCAAGTGCAGTATTGGCAGTATTATAAGCACCATTTGCGTGATTATAAATTTGTGATGTTAAGTTTGCTCTATCAAATGCAGAGTTAGCATGTATAAATGCACCTTGCGCCAAATTATTTGCAGAGTTTGCTTTAGCAAATGCCGCCACTTCATCTGCAATTGTCAAATAAAGAGTTGTATTTACTGTATTGGCAAAATCATATGATGATTGTGCTATAATATTTGCAGAGTTAGCTTGTGCATAAGCCGCATTGGCAGTATTTGAAGCGGTAAGTGCAGAGAACGCAAATGCAATTGCACCGTTAGCAATGTCGAAAGCCGCTTGTGCTAAGACATTGGCAGAGTTTGCTTTATTGAAAGCGCCGTCTGCATGACCTTGTGCGGTATTTGCAGAATTAAATGCTAATGCACCTTGTGTAATTGAAGTGTTGGCTCTATCAAATGAAGCGTGTGCGGTAATGTTTGCACCATTAGCCGTATTTGCTGTATCTAAGATAAACTGGTTGTTTAATGAGATAGAAATTGTGTTTGCATAATTGTATGCAGCTTGAGCAATTGTAGTACCAGTATTTGCTTGTGCATATGCAGCATTAGCAATCACATTCGCAGTATTTGCTTTACTAAAAGCCGCATCAGCAGTTGTATTTGCGGTATTTGCTCTTGCAAATCCGGCTTCTGCGGTTACATTGGAAGTATTAGCTTGATTAAATGCGGCTTGTGCTAAAACATTGGCAGCGTTGGCTCTTGCAAATGCGGCAGTTTCATCTGCAATCGTTAGATAGAGGGTTGTATTAACTGTATTAGCAAAATCATATGATGATTGTGCTATAATATTTGCAGAGTTAGCTTTTGACCATCCAGCATTTGCAGTATCAAAAGCACCCTGAACAACACCTGCATTTGCAGTATTAGCGGCATTAAATGCGGCTTGTGCAAGAACATTGGCTGCGTTTGCTTGATTAAATGCAGAGTTTGCTTGTGAGAAAGCGGCATCTGTTTTAATATTGATTGTATTTGCAAATGCATATGCTGAATCAACATAAACATTAACTGTATTACTAAACGCAAAAGCAGAATCAACTTTGATGTTTACAGTATTGGCAAATGCATACGCTGAATCTGTTTTAATGTTTACAATGTTTGAAAACGCATACGCACTATCAACTTTAATGTTGACTGAGTTAGCAAAAGCATATCCTAAATCTGCAATTGTGTTTGCAATGTTGGCACGAGCAAATGCGGATTCTGCGGTAATATTTGCGGTATTGGCCTTTGCAAATCCACCGCTTGCATCGGCTTGTGCAGTATTGGCCGCATTAAATCCTGCTTGTGCAAGTATATTCGCACTATTTGCCTTATCATACGCAGAATTGGCAGTGCTAAATGCAAAACTTGCTACATTGTCAATTGCAATGTCTAAGTTAGCTAGTGAAAGTTGTTTTGTGGTAAAAGTGCCACTACTTTTATCAACGACCACAAATACCGTATTCAGCGTATTTGAATCGGGCGTTGTTAGTTCTGTTAAATCGGTTATTCTAATTGTCGTTGACATTTTTATTCCTATGTTTCTACTGTAAGAACAAGTTCGTTCTCAGCTATAATCTCGTCTAATGTTACCTCTGTTGCAATCGCATCGTAATCAACATTCAATACCACTAATTCTTCATTATTTGCAGTTATCGTAAAGGCAGAATTTACAGTCAGTAATGTGTCGCTGATGATTGAATTCACCATGCGAATTTCTGAGTTTACGGCAATCCAAGTATTTGCACCAATAAAGTCGAGGTTGGCTGCCTTAGTAAATTTAGTACCTGTTCCAACAACAAAAATGGTGCTGTTAACATTAACAGTACCAGAAAGTGTTCGTATATTCTTAGGTGCGGTCAATGTATTCATAATTACATTATTAGCACCTAACTCATTTAGTTTATTTAGCTCTGCATAGGATTTAAATCCAGCAGGATGTAAGAGTTCTTTAAAGATTTTTTTATACTTACCAAACTCAATTTCCGATGATAACAAGTAAGAATAGTTAATATAGTAATCTCTACCTTGCAATCTTCTATCTGAAGATGAAAGAATCGAATCTGAAGAAGTCCATCTTCCAGGTAATTCTTGCAATGTCGGACTGAGTGTTGCGTTTGCTTGAGCAGTTCCGTCACCAGTTGAAGTCAAAACAATTTGAGGTGTGGTACGAATACCTTTACCTGGATCAAGAATTGTGATTTCTTGGATTTCACCAGCACGACCAGTACCACGGGGAAATAGATTTTCTCCATCACCCATAATTGTCGTAACGGCTAAATTTGCGCCTGTTCCAAGAGTAGAATTTATAGTAATTGTTGGAAGTTTGTCGTTAGTATATCCTTGACCACCTATCAAATATCTTCCCAAATGTCTAACTGGTCTATTTGTTAAAATTGAACCAAAACTTGTATTTACATTAAGTGAGGTATTTGAAGCAATTGATACAACGGTTCTTGTATTTGAACCAATCATAATTTTATCACCAACAACTAATTCTGTTTCAAATAAAGTGTTATAACCTTGGACCATCACATTACTTGCCGATGTTACACTTGCGTTTCCAGTAATTTTATATGGCACAAATTTAACTTCTGTAATTGTTCCAAATGCAGAAACATTGGTTACTTCGGCTGCAGCACCAAGTCCAAAACTCATTGGTTTGTTTTTAAAATCAAGTTCGTCACCGATTGCATAGTCTAAACCACCATCATAAACTATTAATTTACCTAAAGAACCAAAAGTATCAATTTTTACAATTGTGTTGGTTGTTGTGTTTGCAATTGGAACAATGTCAACAATTGCTGGGTCTGCATTTAGTGTTGGTGTTGTTGTTAGTGCAATTTCAGAAATAAGAACTTGAACATTACTAATTTCACCAATAGTAGAATATGAAATGTTTGATAATGCTCTCGAAATAACTGTATTAACATTTGCAACTGTACCGCCAGATAACCCCCAATTTAAATTTAAAATTACATTGTTGGCCGGGTCGATATCAGAAATTACATCTGAAAAAATGGTATAACTATTTGGTGTATTAGTACCTGTTGTATTAACTGCACCTACGGCAAAAAATAATTCTTCTTCAGGAATACCTATTGCACGAACATTGGCTGCAACTTGAAATCCAGCACCACCATCACGAATTATTACTTGATTAATTTTACCACTAAATGTTTTGGAAATAAATGCTTTTGGTTCTCTCTCAAAAGTAGGAACCACAATACGAACGGGATCACCAATATTATAGTTTGCACCACCATCAATAATAGTAATTGTTAATAATGAAGAAAATGCTCTTGCACGAAGATAAATGAGTGTTTCATCATCAGCAATAATATCAAATAATATTGTTTCTCCAATTGTAAAGTTACCAACAACAGTTTTTGGATTTATATAAAGTGTAGTAATTTGTTCGTTGTTTATAGTTTCAATTTCAACTTCTTCAATTATTGCAGATGCACCAGAAATTAAACCAGTTAATTTTCTGTTTTTAAATAATTTTATATCAATATTACGATAAAATACTTCAATTGTGGCATTATTTGCCGGCGCAATATAAAAATAAAGTTTGCTTATTTCTTTACGAACAAAATAATTAGATGTTGCAATTAAAGAACCATTTACATAAACTGTAATGGTTGTATCTAATGCAGAATTAAAAGGTACAAGATTGAATTCTTTTTTAGTTCCATTTCCAGTATAGAAACTTGAAATGTCTTGAGTTACCTTAATAACCTCATCTCTTTTCCATTTACCATCAGATGCTCTTAGAACATCATTTTTAGGATACTTAACTTCAAGTTCTTGCCCAAATAACATTCTGAACAATAACTTAAACGAGTTCTCAGAACCTTTTGCTAAGTAAAGAGGTAAAACATTTTTAATTAAAAACGCTTTATCAACCTCAACATCTTTAGATACTAATGAGGCATATGTTGCAAAAAACTGTTCTTCAAAATCATCAATTGAATCGTCAACATCAGATAGATTTCGAAGGTCTTTGGCTCTTTGAGTTAAATCATTGAGTTGAGTACCTTGTTTAGTTTCAAGATATTCGTAATATGCTTCTAAAAAAGAAATGAATAACGGATACTCTTCCCGAATAAATTCAGGAACTTGGCGATTAACAAGTAAAGAAGTTTTTAAATCAGACATTAGACACTAACAAGTTCGGTTACAATAGCAGAAGGGTCTGCACTATCAATTGTAATAATAGTATTTTTTGCAGATGATAAAATACCTTTTTCTGATTCTAAAGAAATACGAATAAAACCATCATTTGGTTTTACAGATAAAATGCGAATATCAGTTAAAGTAATAATACCATTTTGATAATCAATTGTTCCTGCTTTTTCACGAATAATTTGTTTCTGTGCAAAATTATCATAATAAACAGTTCTTAAATCACCATATCTGGAATCTAAAACCGCAATAGCAGTAGCACCATATCCATCACCACCAGAAATAGTAACTAATGCAGATGTGTAATCAATACCACGATTAACAACTGTAATTTTTTGAACTCGACCATTTACGATTGTTGCGGTGGCAGTAGCACCAGTTCCATCACCTGTAATTGTTACAGTTGGTGCAACAGTATAATTGAATCCTGGATTTGTCACATTAATTTCGGTAATACCTGTATATGAGTTTTGCACTTCTTCTAATTGTACCGTTCTACGAACACCTAATGAATCAAATACATCAAATTCAGAAGATGCAAGTCGATTGGATGTTGTGCCACGGTGCAACTCGGCATTAAATTCAATTTGATATGTTTTTGAAACATTAAGTTCTGGAGCAAACCTTTTTTGTAATCTCAGTATAGTTTCTGAACCACGAATTGCATTTAAATCTACACCATCAACAGAATCTTGTAGTTTTGAAAGAACAAAAGTGGCATCAAACTTATTTAAATTTGTATTGTTATAAGTTAAAACTGCATTGCGAATTGAAGTTTTAATTGCTTCAGCACTTTGAGTTGTTTTGTTTTTATCATATTCCACATAGTTGTCGATTAAAAGATACAAGTATTGTGGGTCAATAATTTCTGCACCAACAGAAACAATTGCTTTTGGTGAAATAATATCATCAACAATTCTTTGTTTTTCTGTTTCTGAGATATAGTAATTTTGTTTTGGTTTTAATGACACAAATACTTTACCATAAACAGGAGGTATCGCATCTTCGCCACCCCAAACAGACAATGAATCTACCGATGGGTAGTTTTTCTTGATGTATGATTCATAATCTTTAAATGTAACCAAACGATTCTGTGTGGTAAATTGTGCAGGTGCACCAAATTTAATTTCATCAACACTTTCTCTTAATGAACCACCAGAGGCGGCAGAGATAGGAGAAATTACATAATTGTTGATACCTTCATTTAAAGAATCTACCAATGCTGATGTCGCAACAAAGTTATTGGCTTTATCTGCAGCAGTTCCATTTGTGACCAAGTATGTTACAGAAACAACCGCACCATCGGGTAATTTTTTACCAACTACATCATTGCCAAAATAAATTTGGAATTTACCACCTTTGTTTTCTTGCACATAAAAAACTTCTGATGTTGAAGTCACATCCAAAACATCGGTAACTTTATTGTAAACAGTTAATTGTGTATTGCCTGCGGCGGGAATTGAAGTTATTTTAATTGTGGTTGTGTCAATATTTGTATCTGGTAAATTGAATACTTGTTTTGGATTTGATGCTTGGTCATAGTTGAAAACATAAGTGACTAACTGACCTTCGTAAATATCAAGGTTCTCAAAATAATATTGATTGTTCGCTTTTAATACAGTAATTTCATCCAAGACAACAAAGTTATATGATGTGTTGTCAATTTGGTTTGACAAAAATGCAAACCCAGAGGGAATTGTTAAACTACCTGAATTACTTGTTGCGGACTGTGCAGTAAAATTAATTGTTGCAATTGGTGCTCTTTGAGAATATGGAACATATCCTAAAGTTTTAGCATGTGAAACTACCGAATCACGAAGCAATGCACTATCTAAAAAGGACTCATTCGCAACCATGTTTAGATAGTATGCGTTATAATGGGTATTGTAGGCTAAAAGGTCAAGTAAAATACTTAAACCAGAACCTTCAAAATCATAGTCTGTGAATTCAGATTGTTGATTTAAAAAGTTCTTTAAATTTTGCTTGATTGTATCAAAATCAAGTTCGGTAACTCTTAAACGGTCTGCCATTTTTATCTAATCCGTTCTAGGAAAAAATTAATTGTAATTGGGCTTGGGTTGTTAATTACGAAAAACTCAAGCACAACTGAGTATTTGTTTTCGTCTGGCGTTGCAGTCGCAGTAACTTTTGAAACACGAGCTCTTGGCTCAAAGTTATTGATTGTTTCTTCAACTTCTCGCTCAATTTGTGCGGCCATAACCGAGTCAACATTTTCAAACAAAAGTCTGCGAATGTTACTTCCCAATTCAGGTTGAAATGGGCGCTCATAGTGATTTGTTAGAACAAGATTTTTAATGGAGTTAATGACGGCATATTCACCTTTATAGACATTGACATCCTTTCTTACAGGATGAATGGTAAACGCCAAGTCCAAGTCTCGGAATGTTCTTGTTGTATTATCGATTGTCGTTACTGTTGTCATCTTCTATTTATTCAACCTCCGGCAAAAACATTTGAAGAACCTGCGGCCACAGAAGTGCATCCTGACAAAGCATCTCCAACTCTTCCTGCACCTTTTCCGTTCACAAAAACTTTTGAAGAACCTGCGGCAATCGGAGCATTATGTGCGGGACAAGGAGAGCCTGGGAGTAAATGAACTGTGTTCACATCGCCTTGCCGAGACCAAGGAATACCATTGACAAAAACATTGCCAGAACCTACTGCTCTAACCATTCCTGAGCAATGTGCGGAATCTGCATCTCCAACTCTTGTTGCTGCCGGCATCTTATATCCTAATCGTAGTAAGTATCCATAAATGAACGAATGCCCTCTAAATCATTCATTATTTTTTGTGTTACTGTAAATGTTTCTGTGCCTGGAACTAAAAACTCATCATCATAATTAACAGTAATTTGATATGTTTTAAGTTCAAATAATCTTGTATCTTGGTTTAAATCATATAGTTCTTTTTTTAAAGGCATTTTCTGCACACCAACAATTATTGTGGGAGTTTCTATTTTATCACTACTGCCTTTACTTACATATTTAAAAGTATCTAAAAAAGGATCCGCATATTTACCAATAATAGTGGCTAAAATTGGACCAGAAGTTATAACTACACCAGGTTCAGAGACTCCAGTTGAACTTGCACCCACAACAATATTTGATTCCATTTCATCACCTGAAGCGGTAATTGTTGCATTTACAGTTCTTATGGACCTGGCGGTTGACTGTATTTCTGTTGGAGAATCTCCCGCAGGTGAGACAACAATACTAATGGCCATTCGTTTCTCTTTTCATTAATTCCTGCAATCTTTCATTCCAAGAATCCATTTCTTCGTGTTGTTCATGTGTATGTGGTGGTTCAGGTATTTCAGGTATAAACCGAATGACATTATCAAATCTTTCGGGTATATCTTCATACTTCGTATATGTCTTTAACTCACCATTCAACAAAACAACAAACTCATGCGCCATATTAATTCAAATCAATTCTTGGTGCATTAACACTATAATTTCCGGCAGAGTTCCAAGAAGTTGTTCCACCAACATCAGCCGCAAAATTTCTTCCAACAGTCATATTCATATTGCCATCTACTTTCATATCAGCATTACCTTGCACATAAACTTGTGCATTTCCTTGAACAGTAATATTACAGTCTCCCATAATATAAACATTATCGTCTTTCATAACGATAGAGTATTTGTCTTTTGTAATTTTCTCTACTCTGTCACCATTAGGATACCATTCGGTAAAACTACCATTTCGGT